TGTGTCAAAAAACTAAAGTGTTTACCACTATACCCCAGCCCTCCAATGTACTATATTTCCAAACCTGAAGAGTTTAAGACCGATAATGTTTCTTACGTTTGTTCAATCATGAATAAAAAAACGTCAAAGAAATCTCAATATTATCGCGAGACTTTTTCAGGTGAAATTTCATTTCATTCTCAGCTCGGAACGGGCTATGATTTGGCTAAATTAGGAAATTATAATGAATTAATCGATAGATTGCGAAAATATGATAGGGATTATCCTCCCTTGACACAAGTAGCAGTTAATAAAACCTTCGATCATTATTTTAAATACATTGGAAGATGCTCTATCATTGATAGAGTTGATGCCTTTGGAATGCTCAACAAAGATGCATCGGTTGGATTTGGTGGTAAAACCATGGGCATAATTGACCGAAAAGATCCTAGCCTTTACGATTATTTGGAACAGTACTTAGAAGTACCTTCTTTTTGTATAATCAACGGTTCTCAGAAAGATGAGATTCGAGTCGCAACAAAAACTCCAAGACTTTTTACTAGTTATCCAGTTGAACACACATTTCTGGCTACTATGGTCTTATATGATTTTTGTCAACAGTTTTATGCTAACTCTTTTATCAAGAAGGGGATTAGTTCAGCTGTTACTGACTCACCCCAGAAGGGGGCGTTTAAGGTTTACTTGGATCGATTGATGACGCGTAAGTATTTATACGCGACTGACACTTCAGCTCAAGACTCATCAATAAGTCCTGTTTTCATCTCTCAAGTTTATAAACGTATTGCAAACAATATGGAACTGGATGAAACAAGTACGCTGTGGCTAAATAGAATTGAATTTAATTCAGTTAACAAACTCATTTCTATAAATGGGAATTGTTATTTAGTTTCTGGAGGTTTAGGCTCTGGAGATTACCTTACTCTGGTAATTAACATTTTATGGCGTATGTACATGGTGCTTGAGAATTATAAGTATGATTTAGATGAGTTTTTTGAACATAATACCGTTGTTATTAATGGTGATGACCTTGCAATGTCATCTGATTATGTACTCGACTTGTCCTCTCGTCATGCTCAAATTGAATGGAAAGGAACTCCAATTTCTGTAAAGGAATTAGATTTTTGTTCAATGAGATTCTCACCTTATATTCATCATGATGAAGATAAGTGTCGCGCTGTACTAACTAAACGTAAGAAAAAGCAATTCGTAGGAATGGATTCTATGGAAATGCAACGTTTAGGTGGGATGCTGCAACTTTGCGTATCCCCGGGATTTCACAAAGAAGTCCTTGACCGAATGAAATCTTTAGCTTCAAAAAATTCTGAAATGGAGAAGCTATATTGGCAACTATGGGTTTCATGGGATGATGTTTTCTATAATTATAATCAAACTGATTATAATGCAAATTTAATTAACTGTTAAATTATGCTTAAAATGGGTGGACTTAAATATATAGCCCGTTTTTAAAAAGCATTATGCAAAAGTCCAAGAAAACTAATCAACGTAATCATCCCAAAGGCGCATCAAAAGTTCAAGCTCAATTGAAACAGCGCCTTCTTCGTGAGCTACAAGCTGAAACGAAGAAAAGGTCAAAAAGACAACAGATTAAGTTGTCTAACCGTCCTAAACGCCAAGCTAAGTATCAAAATCTTTCTGGCGTCAAGGGTACTCGTCAAAATCAGGGTTTCGGCAATAAGAAAAGAATTATTGTAAAAGAAAGTGAGTACATCGGGGAAGTTACTGTGGCGAATCAACCCAACTTCCAAAATATCTACACGCTTCCGTGTAATCCAGGTCAATCTTCAACTTTTCCATGGCTTTATACCATTGCCAAGAATTACGAGAAATATCGTTTTCTTGAACTTTGTTTCTTTTATAAACCTGAAGTTACAGAGTTTACTGCAAATGTTAACACAGGTAAAGTCATTTTGTCTGCAGACTACGATGCATCTGATGCAGCTCCTGCAACAAAACAACAAATGGAAGATGTTGATCCCCATGCTGATGGGATGCCCTATCAGTCTATTCAATTAGCATTAGATCAAAAGCAGATGTTTCAAATGTCTGATGCGAGATATGTTAGAATAGGTGGGTTACCTGGTTCTAGCGACATTAAAACTTATGATTGTGCTAACTTCTTCTTGGCTGTTCAAGGTCAAGTTGCTAATAGTACAATTGGTGAGTTACATGTTCGTTATACCGTAGAACTTAGTGTTCCGGTTATTGAGGATGTTGCTCAAGCTCCTCTAAATTATAGTGTGACTTCTCTTCAAGACACCAATGCTTCTCTAACAAGTATGTTAGGTTACCAACCATTATTGGCTGCTCCCGCTTCAACGACTGTAGTCAATGTTAATGGTCTTGGTGTAGTTAATACACTCGGAAGCATTGTACCACCTGCTGGTAACTATTTGTGGTCTTTTATTTCTCAAGCTAATAATACTGGATTTAATTTAGTGACTTATATTGTTGCTCTCAATAAAAATGGGAATGGACAAGGTACATCGTCTCAAACTAATTCTAATGCAGTATTGGCTAAAGCTCTCACTTGTAATGGGCTAGGTTACATTTCTTGTAATGGCACTGATGCAATTACTTTAACATGTATAGCCAGCTTTGCTTCTGGGACCACAACTGCTACTACTGCTCTTACACTGGTAGCTATTTGAAAAGACTTCCTTAGCATTATTAAATTAATGGGGTAGTGAATTAACACATAATCCTTTTCATTAGTCTGCAATGACTTAAAACTAACCTTTAATTAGGTTTAACAATAAAATGTTAGCATTGTTAGCTCAATGACATTTCCTTAGCACTATTTATTTAGTGGGG